ACCAAGAGATTACTTAACAGATTTTATTATGTCTATTCGTGATGATAGTACAAACGTAGTAAAAACCTATCAAATCAATGGTGCTACACAAGTAGGTAATTATTTAACATTTACAAATATATTTAACCCTATATTAGTAGAAAATCATTTTTACGATGTAACATTAGAAACTGCAAATAGTTTTTGGAATACAAATGTTAAGTTATGGGAAAACGATACAACGCTTTGGAATGTAGATGATGCAAGTGATGGAGTTATTTATAAGGATAGAATTTTCTGTACAGACCAAGATATAGACCAAAATAATAATGACTATTATAACTTAAATAAAGGGCAATATACAACCTACAATGGTTATAATAATACTTATATAGTAATATGAAAAGACAAAGAAATAGTAAAGGACAATTTACAAAAGCATCAAAGGTATCAGAATTTGGCTTTGTTAATTTAAGTACTTACACAAGCCCAGAAATTAAAGAAGTAAACGGTGAAGATTGGATAGAATACGGTGCAGATAACAATTATTTTCAATACTTAATAGATAGATACAATGGTTCACCTACTAATAACGCTGCTATTAATGGCATTAGTCAAGCTATATATGGAAAAGGACTAAACGCAACTGATAGTAACAGAAAACCTAATGAGTACGCACAAATGATTGCATTGTTTAAAAAAGATGTAGTTAGAAAAGTGTGTTACGATTTAAAGCTAATGGGTAATGCTGCAATACAAGTAATTTACTCAAAAGATCGTAGTAAAATTGTTCAGTTAGAGCATATACCTATTGAAACATTACGTGCTGAAAAATGTGATGAAAATGGTGAAATACCAGCATACTTTTATTTTGATGATTGGGCAAACATAAAACGTACTGATGAACCTTTAAGAATACCAGCTTTTGGAATGTCTAAAGAGGGTATAGAAATTTATTATATAAAACCATATAAAAGTGGTTTTTACTACTATTCACCCGTAGATTATCAAGGTGGTTTACAATATGCAGAATTAGAAGAAGAAGTATCTAATTACCACCTTAACAATATTATGAATGGTTTAGCACCATCAATGCTAATTAACTTTAATAATGGTACACCTAACCAACAAGAACGTAAATTAATAGAAAATAAAATTGCACAAAAGTTTAGTGGTACATCAAACGCTGGTAAGTTTATTTTAGCTTTTAATGACAACAAAGAATCACAAGCAGAAATAACACCAGTACAATTAAGTGATGCACATAACCAATACCAATTTTTAAGTGAGGAAAGTACACAAAAAATAATGGTAGCACATCGTATTGTATCACCTATGCTATTAGGTATTAAAGATGGTAGTGGTTTAGGTAATAATGCAGAAGAAATAAAGACTGCATCACTTTTAATGGATAACACCGTTATAAGACCGTTTCAAGAACTTTTAATTGATTGCTTTGACCAAATATTAGCGTACAATGAAATTAGCTTAAACCTATATTTTACAACATTACAACCTTTAGAATTTACAGATGTAGATAAGTCAGTACAAGATGCAGATACTATTGAAGAAGAAACTGGTGTTGAAAAAAGAAGATTTAGCCTAAAACAAATTGATGGTAAACAAGCATACGAAACTAAAGAAGAAGCAATAAAGGTAGCTGAAGAAATGGGTTGTGGTGGTTATCACCAGCACGAAGTAGAGGGTGTTACATATTATATGCCTTGCGAAACACACCAAGAATTAAAAGCACCTTGTTGGGATGGTTACGAACAATATGGTACAAAAATAAAAGATGGTAAAGAAGTACCTAATTGTGTTAAAATGTCTAAAGAAAAAACAGAATTAGATAATTTTATTGATGAATTTGGTGAAGATGAAGATTTAGAAAATTGGACATTAATTGATGAACGCAAAGTTGATTATGATGATGAAGAAGCATTAGATTATCAAATTAATGAACTAAACAAAAAAAAAGAAAAAAGCACATTAGCTAAAATATGGGAATTTGTATCTACTGGAACTGCAAGACCAAATGCAAAAAGTGAACAAGATGAAGTAGTTGGTGCTGCTGCATTTAAAGTAAGATACCAATATGCACCATTACAAGATACCTTTGATAGTGGTAAAAATGTATCAAGAGATTTTTGTAAAACAATGGTACAAGCAAAAAAAATATATAGAAAAGAAGATATAGAACAAATGGGTGATAGGGCAGTAAATCCAGGTTGGGGTGCAAGGGGTGCTGATACTTATTCTATATGGTTACATAAAGGTGGTAAAACTAATTTATATAAAGGTGGTGGTGCTTGCCATCATTTTTGGATGCGTAAAACATATATGTATACAATAGATAGTAAAAGGATTGATATTGATAGTCCATTAGCACCTACAATTAGTGTAAACAAGGCAATAGCTGCTGGGTTTAAACCAGAAAAAAACGATTCATTGGTAGCAAAAAGACCAATAGATATGCCCAACGAGGGGTTTTTACCAAGTAATAAAAGAAGATAGATGGCTACAACTTTATTTATAAATAGAACTGATTTGATCCGTAATTCAATTATGGATGGTAATGTTGATACTGATAAGTTTATTCAGTTTATTAAGATTGCACAAGAAATAGATGTGCAGCAAATAATGGGAACTAAAATGTACGATGGTTTAACTGCTGCAATACCTAATATTGATTTACCAGCTAATGCAAGATGGAAAACAGTTTTAGATGATTATATAGCACCAATGTTAATATGGTATGCACAATCTAATTATATGCCATTTGCAGCGTATCAAATAAAAAATGGTGGGGTGTTTAAACATACATCAGAAAATTCACAATCAGTTGATAAAAACGAAATAGATTTTTTAGTAGAAAAAGCACGTACAAACGCTGAATGGTATAGTAGAAGATTTATTGACTTTATGAGTTTTAACCAAACTACATATCCCGAATACACAAGTAATGTAAATGATGATATATACCCAAGTAATGATGCAACTTTTAATGGGTGGGTATTATGATTTATAAACCGAAAAAAGCAAACATAGAAAAACTAAAAACCTTTTTAAAAAGGGTTAAAATAAAAAACAAAAAATAGTATGGCAACTTTATTTAATACTAAAATATCTGATACTTACGAGGGGTTAATAAAAACATCTGATAATGGTGTAATAGGTGCAGTAGAAAAAAACCTAACAGATGGTTTAGGCAACGCATCAACTTTAAGTATAGGTACATCATCAGCAAGTTTTACTGGAACTTTAGATTTAACAAACGCAACTGTAGTTGGTTTATCAAGTGGTGTTGATAGTGTAAACGGGCAAACGGGTGTTGTGGTACTTACTACTACTGATATAAGTGAGGGTACAAATTTATATTTTACAGATGCAAGAGTAGAAGCAAATAGTGCAGTTACGTTAAATACTGCAAAAGTTACATTCCCCGAAGCACCAAACGATGGGCAACAGTATGCAAGACAATCGCAAGGGTGGTCAGTTGTAAGTGGTGGTGGTGCAGTAGATAGTGTTAATGGGCAAACTGGTGTTGTGGTACTTGATACAGATGATATTACAGAGGGTGCAACAAATTTGTATTACACCGATGCAAGAGTTGATGCAAACAGTAATGTTGTAGCAAATACTGCAAAAGTTGGAATTACTACATCACAATCTGATGCTATTGTTTTAAATACTGCAAAGGTTGGTATCACACCAACACAAGCAAATGAAATATCTGCTAATACATTAAAGGTAGGAATAACCACACAACAAGCTACTGATATTACAAATAACAACGCTAAAATATCTTTTGATAGTGCTTCAAGTACAAAGTTAAATGGTATTGAAGCTGGTGCAGAAGTTAATACAGTAGATAGCGTAAATGGTTTAACTGGTGCAGTTTCTTTAGGGTTGCTTGAATTAGATGATGTAGGTGCAGATGGATCAAATGGTCAAGTATTAACAACTAATGGTAGTGGTAGTTTTACTTTTACTACTGTTGCTGCTGGTGGTGCAGTTGATTCTGTTAATGGTCAAACTGGTACAGTTACGCTTGATACTGATGATATAAGTGAGGGTGCAACTAATTTATACTATACTGAAGCAAGAGTTACTGCAAATAGTAGTGTAACAGCAAATACAGCTAAAGTAGGCATAACATCACAACAAGCAACGGACATTACAACTAACAATGCTAAAGTTGGAATTACAACGCAACAAGCAAGTGATATAACAACGAATAACGCTAAGGTGGGTATAACTACTGCACAAGCTAATGAAATAGCAGCAAACACGCTTAAAGTTGGTATAACAACGCAACAAGCATCTGATATAACTACAAATAATAGTAAGGTAGGTATTACTACTCAACAAGCAAGTGATATTACTGCAAACAACGCTAAAATTTCATTTGATAGTACATCTTCAACAAAACTTGCTGGAATTGAAACTGGTGCAGAAGTAAATACTATTGATAGTATTGTAAGTGGTGAACCAACTGGTTCAGACCAAGTTATAAATGTAGTTAGTTTAACACAAGCAGAATATGATGCTGGTACACCAGTAGCAACAACATTTTATATAATTACTTAATATGGCAATAAAGTTAGGAAGTACAGATATAAGCAAATTATATTTAGGTAGTACAGAAGTTACAAAAGCATATTTAGGAAGTACGGAAGTATATCCAGTAGCAACTGCAAACCCATTTGAATTTCGTGTTACAATACCAAGTAATGCTTATACTTTATCATTACCATATAGTACAACTGGTACATATAGTGGTACTATTGATTTTGGTGATGGTAGTGCATCTGTAACAAATAGTTTTGCAAATAGATCACACACTTACGCAACTGCTGGTGATTATAATATAAAAATTGATGGTGAATGTTCAAGGTTTCAATACCAATCACACCCAGATAGATTATTAGTAAAAGAAATTTTATCGTGGGGTATTTATAGTTTTTCAAGTATAAACTTTAATGGTTGTAAAAATTTAATTGGTGGTCCAAATTGTTTAGATGTTATTAACTTAAGTACAACACCTTTTATAACCCAAATGTTTTATGATTGTGAAAATATGGTATCAATACAATATATGGAAGATTGGGATGTAAGTGCTGTTACTAATTTCTATGGTATGTTTTATGATAACAATTTATTTAATCAAGATTTAACTGGTTGGGATACATCAAGTGCAACCAATTTTAGTGATTTATTTAGAGAAGCTGCTATATATAATCAACCATTAAATAGTTTTGATGTTAGTAATGTAACAACTTTAAGACAAACTTTTATTGCATCAGCTTTTAATCAATCGTTATCTTCTTGGGATGTTTCAAATGTTACAAATTTACAAACTACTTTTTATAATTCAGATTTTAACCAACCTATTAATAATTGGAATGTTTCAAATGTTACAACTATGAGAATGACTTTTTGGCAATCAGATTTTAACCAACCATTAAATAACTGGAATACATCAAATGTAACTAATATGAATAGAACCTTTAAATCTAATACTGTTTTTAATCAAGATATTAGTGCTTGGGATGTTAGTAGTGTAACAAGAATGGATGAAATGTTTCAAAGTGCAACTGCTTTTGACCAAGATTTAAGTGCTTGGGATTTATCTTCTTGTACTAATATGACTAATTTTATGCAAAGTAAATCACCTGCAAATTTTAGTGCTGCAAATTGTGATGCTATTTTTGAAGCGTGTGTTAATGGTAATCAATCAAATGTTACTTTAGGAATGGGAACTATTAAATATTCAAGTGCTGGTGCAACTGATAGAGCAACACTTATCAGTAGAGGTTGGACTATAACAGATGGTGGACAAGTTTAAAATATATATATGATAAATTCAATAAAATTCCCAACGCAAACAAAATGGTTTATAACTTACACAGATAAAGATGTAATTGTATCTTATGGTGAAGTAACACCAGAACAAGAAATGGAAACTGGGCAACCTATTATGAATGTTTACGATAACGAAGAAGAATGGTTAGAGGTTTTAATTGAAAATGGCATTGATCCATACCCAGAAGAAATAGTTATTTAATTTGTATATTTACATATAATTTAAAAAATATATAAAATGTCAAAAATCACAAAAGAAGAATTAACATTATTACAAGAACAAGACCAAAGAAAAAGAGCAATTTTAAATGATATGGGTTTACTGCAAACACAAATACATACATTAAGTCATTTATTTGCACAACTTAATCAAGAAATTGAAGATAATAAAAAGGTACTTGAAGATAAATATGGTGAAGTAAATATTGAATTATCTGATGGTAGTATAAAACCAGTAGAAGATGGAAAAAATAAGTGAACATATAAGCTATAAAGAAGCAACATATTCAAATACTGCAAATAAATTAGGTATTGAAAACGAACCTAATGATAAGCAACTTAAATGTATGCAAACAGTTGCAGAAAAAGTTTTTGAACCATTACGTGAATGGGTGGATTGCCCTATAAAAGTAAATAGTTTTTTTAGATCAAAAGATTTAAATACTGCAATTAAAGGTAGTTCAACAAGTAGTCATTTAAAAGGTCAAGCAATAGACATTACAAGTATGACTTGTGATAAAGATGATTGCAAAACAAATTTAGATATGTTTCATTACATAAAAGATAATTTAGACTTTGACCAGCTTATATGGGAATTTGGTTCAACACCAAAATGGTTGCACGTTTCTTATGTATCTAAAAAGAAAAACAGAAAACAAGTTTTAGTAACTAAAAGAGCTGGCAAATATTATACTTATAAAGATTAATTATGAAAGTAGGTAAATACGAATTTGATACTTTAGAAGCATACGAAGATGCAATAGCAGATATTGATGCTATAAAAAATAGAATAGTTGTATTAGGTTTTAGTGATGAAAAAT